TGGGAAACTTTAAGAAAATTAAAACAAATTAAGAAGAACCAGGAATAATAGTCTCATGTAATTGAAAATTCTTAGCTGAACCTTTATAGATTTCCAAGTTCGCTTCACCATAATATTTCCAAAGTCTTCGTTTGATGCGCCAGTCGCTGGTCTCGAAGCCTTTGCTTTCGGCATATATCTTTTTGCCCGTTTTATTATCTACATAAGAGAAATCTGGTTTATAAATAATTCTTGCTAAAGTTAAATAACAAGTTTCTTGACATTTGATATTTGAAATCTCACCATTAAGTTCTCTGAGTTTTAACCATTGATAAAGTGCAGCTTCAAATTGGGAAGCAAATGAGTATCCATCTGTGGTTATTTTTTTAGCTCCGTACTTCTGACCGCGAACCCTATTAAACATCTTCTAAAATCTTGTCTATTGCATCTAAAAGTTCTTTCGATTCTTTACCAAATCCTGCAGCAGATCTTTCATAATGGAACTGTACATATGGATAACAAGCCCTTAGAAGCGTTTCTAAAACAGTGATTCTTTGTTCTAGATCAAACTCATCGTTTGTTTTTTGCAAGGATTTCCTTTATTTCTCGACAGATTTCGCTCAAATCCTGCACTGTCTTTTCTAAAACAATTAGAATTTTCTTTAAAATCTCAACAGGCCCCATTTCATAAGAATATAGCCCATGACATTACCTAAAACACAAGATAAAACATACAAGTAGTTTCTATATTTAACAACCTTGTCTTCGGGTATGGGGGGACATTCTGTGAGAAATCTCTGGTCTAGTAAATTGATTTTAATCAATTAAGTATCCCAGTTAGACAGTATTAGAAATCCAAAGCCTATTGTTACAAGAACACCTACCAGTAAGCCAGCTCCGAATAAAATCATAAACTCCTATACGGCTGAGATAGCTTCCGTCGAAAGATACTACCTCAACCGTCCGAAAAACAGCTTTGCGGGGGCGAAAACCCCTGCAAAGCCCTTTGATATCTGGTAAAATTTGGTTGGAGTTTCAAATAAACAATCCAACTGCATGCCACAAAAAGAGCGATACCCAACACGTCAATAATTCTATCTTCATGTGTACCTTTTTTAAATATAAAATTAAGCAAATGCACAATCACCCCAATCAATAGAAATATTAAAACAAAAATCATAAGTTCCTAATTCGATTCCAAGTGGGAATCATTCAATACTCCAATTTCACTTCTATCTCTTCATGTTTTTCAATTAGCTCAATAAGGGTTGCTGCGCCCTTAATTCCACAATCATCAAGTCCCCTTAAATAATCAATCTCTTGGCGTGTAAACTTCCAGGGAAGTTGATAAGCCTTTTCAAGGATATATTTTAATTCATCGGGAAGGTCTTTGGCCTGCTGAGGAATCCTATAAACTAAACTACTACTCATAAATCTCCATTGTTCGACTCCGCGCCGAAATCATTCAAAATCCATCTTTCTTCATATCAAAATTTAATCTCAATATTTTATGAATCTGAGCTGCGGCGTTGCAGCTTGCGTTCACTGTTTCAGGCGTAACGCCAGTCTCATTAACTTTTACGATCAAGCCCATCAATTCGTTTGCCAAGTTCTTGGACAAGCTGACTGACGTTCCCTGTTCTTGCAAACTCACCGATTTCTTTTCTGAGGCCAAAGCAAGGGTCTTTTCTTCTGGCTGCCTTGCCGATGGCTGATTTTTTTCTTTTAAGTTCTTCTCTGTGGTTTGCATAAAATCTCCTATGGAGCCCGTTTTCAGAAGCTCGTTTCATCAAATCCTTCCACTTGCCAGGATTGGATTCTCTCCATTCTTTCAGTCTCGTTTTGTTCCAATTCCCATCTGTTTCCTTCTGTTTCTTCTCGTAGTAGCGTTTCCATTTGACCTTTTCGAGTTCGGGATTCTTCAATCTTAACTCGCGCTGATAGGCGTTTCTGAATTCTTTGGAGCCATTGAGACACCCTTGACTCACTAACATCAAAGAGATAGCCGATCTCAGCTTCACTTAGACCCCATAAATACATTAGACCGAAGACACATCTTGCCTTGCCTCCAAGAAATCCAGCAAGATACCGACAGTTTCCGTCAACTGGTAATTCACATCCAAACTGTCTCTCAGGTGAATCGATTTGTTGGTAGTTGAAATGCATGGATATTCCAGTATTATTGCCAGGTTTTCTCGAAGAACCGAACTCAGACCGTAGATAATCCACAAGAAGCTGTTCAAATGACGCTTTTCTTCCGTTGTTAAGTTTAAGAGTGCATTCTTGAGCAAAATCATCTGAACATCGTTCAAAGCCTCTTCTCGTTGCATACGCCTTCGCTTGTTTCCACTTCCGGTTAATATCAATATGTTCGACTCCGCGCCGGAATCACTTTTCTTTTTCCAATACTTCACGGGCCAAATCCTTAGCCTTGTATCGCCATTCTTTATGCCACTGGAGTTTGTCTTGAAGGTCTTGAGTAAGAAATTCATTTCCGTCATATGTGGCATCTGTGTCAGGCCCAGCTATCTTCTCTAAAGCTTTAGTAAGTTCCTTCACTCGATTAATAAGCCAATCTATTTGGCTTGGTCTCAAATGAATTGATCTAGAGGACTCTGTCCAAGCTATTTCAAGATTCGTTAATCGTTTACTCATATTCGACTCCACTCTCTTAGTTCTTTAAATATTTCTTTTGGGTCATGCCCAGCCTTCTTTAGAAAAATAGATAAAAGGGTGCCAAGCATGTTCATTTGATTTCTATGCTCTCTTAAAGCTTCTTTGGGGTTAGCATAAGGTGTTGTTTCCTGAGATTTGATATGGAGGCGCATCCAACCTCTAATTTCTTCACCCGCAGCTTCCCATGTTTCTTGTTCTGTCATAAATCTCTTATTCGATTCCGCCACGGAATCACTTTAACTCTTTTTCAAGAGCACTATATAATGCATCTGATTCGATAAGTTTGATTATTCTTTTTACATCTTCCATCTCTGGAATAAAGTGCAAAGCATCTGGTCTGGCGTACAATTTTCTTAACGTCTCAAACATCCATGGCGCTTGGGAAATGAGAAGGGCATTAGCCTGACAAGTTTCAATTCCTTTTCCAGTATTGTCCATTTTTGCCCCGGTATATGCCACGGGGGTTGATCTATCTTCTCCACAATAAACAGTACAATTGTTGTAATGCCAATCTTTAAGCTTCATTTATTCTCCAATCTTATTCCAGTCATGGATAAACCAAAAACACCCTATCCGAACACTTAGGAATGGCTCGCGATAAATTGAGCATTTATACCAACGATTATGAAAACTTAGTTTCGATATTCTATGACCAAGTTTAAATTTAAAAAGAGTCATTCGTTTCCTTTGTTCGACTCCACTCTGGACTCATTTAATTTTATTACTCCTTGGACTCCGCGCCGGAATCATTCTTTAGTACCCATAAAGGTTAGTTTTCTCATATCTTCAAGATGGTATTTCGTGGCTTTTAACTCTGAAGTTGTTGCGCTATCGTTCATTAATCCCATCTTAGTCATTGCTTCAGCCAATGCCCTAAAGGCATCCATAAACTCACCATTATATGGTATTGAAGATGTGGGCATGCGAGTTCCTTTAACATGGTCCTGTAAAGAGTGGGCTGTAAGTTCAAAAGTAAAGGCGATATTTCTTTTTTCATCAAAAAGACAAATCTCCCAGGCAGTTCTAGAAATATCATCTGCTGCATAACCTTTAGTCATTCAAACCTCGATTCGCTATTGGAATCATTCTTTAGTTTCTTTGATTAAGGCCTCTGCCATTTCGTTAACAAGCCCTGGTGTTTCATCCGAATGAGACCAATATTCATTTTTAAAATCATCAACTTCTCTTATGAAAAATAAATACTTTGGCCTAAAGGTCGAATCATTAGGATTTTTACATATTCTGATTGTTTTGTTTTCAAAAAGAATTTTCATAAATCCTTAGTTAGATTCCATATCGGAATCATTCTTTACTCCCAGTCTTGCAAAATCTAACCATAGCTTCATGTCCTTTTTCGGCTTCTTCTTTTGTTGAGTATCGGTCCATTTCTCCATCTTTAGACCCGCCGAAAACCATAGTTTCAAATATCAATGGAGGGCCTCCCATAAAGCTATGATCTAATCCTAAAAATACGGTTGAAACTTCCCAGGAGTCAGGACAAATTGTTTTTGCAATAGCTCTTTTGTCTCGGTTTGTCTCGAACCATTTCGCCCATTGGAGAGCATCTTTCACAGGCTTTGGTTCGCCATTTTCTAAAATATAGTAGTCACTCATAAAACTCCTAACTTCGATTCCGGATTGGAATCATTTAAAATGGTATCTCATCAAGTTCTGGGAATGGTTCCGGTTCTCTGCCTTTTGATTTTAATTCTTTAATCGGTTCATCTGTCAATTGAACAAGTTTAACAGAAGCTATTTCTTTTAATTGAGCAGGTGTTAATAATCCATTAGGAACCGGAACAACAGAATAAACAGTATCGTTTTTAGTAGATCCTGTTCTTGATATCTTCATGAGATATTTTTCTAAATCATAGCCACCTTCATGTAAACCTTTTAAAGCCAAGAAAACATTCCAACCTTGTTCCCAGACTTTGGCGATATAGGTATCGTTTTCTTTAACTATTAAATTTATCTGGAATCTAAAGGATGCTTTTTCGCCGTTAGCACATTTAGCACACTGAGTTTGGCCTGGGCATAATGTGGGTTTATTATCAGCCCAGTGTTGCTTAAACTCATGGACTTCTCCCATAAAGACGCCTTTTATTGATTCTCCTGCTTTTAATTTTATTCTATCTTTTGAGCTATCTGTTCCTGTTTTAAATTCCATTATTTACTCCTGTTTATATAAATTTTTTGCTAATAAATATTTTTTATTAAGTAGTAATTTGTATTCATCAAAAAGACTATGTATAAGCGTGGCCATGACCCAAACGTCTTCGCATAGTTCGAAGTATTCTTTATACTTATCTTTTTTCTTTTTTTTCATGGGACTACCCAAATAGGTTTATTATTTTTAAATTCTAAACTAGCCTCATTCTTCCAACAGGTTTCGGTGTAACTGCAATATCCGCATTGCCAGGGGAGAACTTTTCTACCTGTTGGTTTTCCTCTGAATTTCTCTGGTTGAGGAACATGAGGCCTTTTGGGCTCTTTATCGCTATTTGCTAGAAAATATTCCTGTTCAACATCTTTTGATAATTCTAAATCAAAGTTAAAAACTCTATCCCATAGATGTCCTGTATTTTTCTTTAAGTAAAAAAAACGAACAGATAGAGCGTTTAATTCAAAAGCTTTATCGGTTCTAAGATTCACAGTGGATTGTTTTAAATAATCTCCTGGTCCATTTGTGACAAATGAATCGAACCCATAATCGGCTGCCGATTTACATTCGATAAGTTCCCATTGTTTGTCGGAGTTTCTAAGACCCCAGCCATCAACGTGGCACGTAACTGTAATCTCTCCAAGTTGTGCTGTAAGATCTTCTTGTTCATAGACAATAATGTCTTTTCCCTGGATTTTAAACTTACCAATCTCTTTACCGAAAAAAACTTCAGAATAAAGTTTGCCCGGGCCGACACACCCTTCCTTGATGAAATGCTGCATAGTCTTTTCACTTAAATCTCCTAGTAAAAAGTTAACAAGTTTTCTGGGAGTTAATGGAGTGGATGGGTAATTGTTTCTTTGGTACCAACGTCTTTTGAAACACATAGACGCACTAGATGCCCTATTAACGTGTGTGTCAGGTTTCCTACCCAGATACTCATTTATGTAATTATAGATCTCATAGGTGGCTTTAGGGACTATAGGATCTGGTTTTTCTTCCCATTTAGAGAAGGCATTCTCTACCAGAGATTCTTTGTTATCCAGAACAGAGCTGCTAGTAGTGTGGCTGGATGTAGGAACAGATGCGTTAGTGTTTCCAAATACCCAAGTATCTTCATTCATTATTTTTCCTTTAAAAAAGTGTGGGCCAGGCGCGACTCTGGCTATGTGGGGAAGGACGCTAAGGTACCCTCCGCGTGTCTCCAGTGGCGCATCTAGTGATATTCTAGATTTAATTGCTGCCCTTCACTTTCGCTAGGACGCAAACCACAGCTTTCCACGCCGCCACACAAAATAAAAGTGAGGATAGGTTGCAGGTCATGAGCCCGATCCTACCGAGTAATGGCTTCCTTAGGGCAAGCGCTACCATTACTATAACGCCTTATTCCGCACCCCAACGCGAAGGGGTCGCCTCACACAAAATAAAAAGCCCCCTATAGACTGGTTGAAGAGAGTATAAGGGGCCGATCTAGACAGAAGCTGAACCAACTATCTTTGATCTTTTGAATTATGTTTAATTTCCAACCAATCCAGGGCTTGTATAGTACGAGTATTTTTTATTGTCAAAGAATAAAAGAAATAAAAAAACCTCAAGTTTGGTGTTGACGCCGCTGCTTGAGGTTTGTAATTATCATCCTGCGAAGAAATGATTGATTAAGGAATAACTCTTCTAATCAATCTTTACAAGCACAAAGTCAAGAGCCCAGAGGGATGCGTCCAGCTTGTAGCAATACAACCCGGAATGGCGATGGGGGGATTATCAGGAGTCAAGGATCACGATGCTTAGGGAGTAATAACCGAAGCTGTCCAACGTAGGTTCCATGCACGAGAGTGTGGTCTGATAATGGTATGTGGCGACCTAATACTGGAAGGTATTATTAAACAGCCACCTATGTCGGGGTCGGGGAGTGATAGGCGGACGTGCATAGCTTGGATGAGACCACTAATTTCCGTGGGACTTAATTCGAGCTATGCCCTAAATCAAAGAGTGATCACGGAGCGTTATGAACAGATTAGAAGAAATTAAAGAGAATCAAGAACTAGCTAAAAAAGCAGATGATGATGGAGACTGGGACGCTTATGGAAGGTATTGCACTTATCAAGATCATAAATGGCTTATTGATAGAGTAGAGAAACTTACTGAGGCATTAAAACCAATCTTTGATAAACATAATAACCACACACTGTGCAGGTGTGAATGGGATGAAGAGGGTTATCAACTAGCAAATGATCCCGAATGTATTCATAACAAAGCCCATAAAGCTGTGGAAGAAGAATAATGGGTAAATTCGATATCAAAAGTATGTTCACTAAGAATCAGATAGACTTTATCTTTAAGATAATGAAATCAAATATCCCTAGAGAAGAAATGGAATTAATCCTTAAGGAATTAGAAGTAATAATTCAAACAAAAGCTATTCAAAGAGCAGAGTCATTCTTTGAAGAAATATCTGAGGCTCATAAAATTGAATATATTTCTGATTGGTGAGTTTATTCTTCTTTTCTAATAACGAAATTAACAAAGTCTACGATTGTATCGTAATCTTTCATATCCATTTTAAACTTACAATATCTAGCAGGCATATGAGCTAGAAAATCTTTAAACTCATTTTCTAATCTTTGAGGCATATCTTTAATTGTGCCTGTCAAACCTTTTTCTATAACTTCTTCTAATGATTTAAGAGCCATGAGACACCTTCTTTCTTTCCACAACAATTACTTGTTGATAATGACTTGTGGCTAATAAACCATTTTTTTCTAACCAACCGGGACCCATCTTTTCGTCAAAGACTTTCTTAGCGGCCACCGACTGACGTTCCCGATCCATAACTAAAACATGGTAGTCTTTGGTTTGAACATCACCTAAAGCTTTTATTCCGATGGCTATAACTTCATTTGCTTCTTCTAGTTCTTTTATAAGGGCTTTATTTGCGAGATATTGAGCTAATATGTCATTTGTGATCTTCATAACTTCTCCTTAACTACTAAATATACATTTAGTATACCGCAATGAGTCATATTAATCAACAGAATAGGACTTTTATTTTAGACATACTCGTGTTGGTATTTCTTTATGTTTGAATCCGTAGATTATTTAAAAACAATGCCTGTAGGCGTCCTAATAGCCATTATCCTTGGCTTAGGATTTATCCTAAATGGTTACTGGAAAGATCGTAAGAGAGGCCTAGATAAGCGTGATAAAGCGTTAGAAGAGAACACCAGGGCTATAATAAAGCTTGAGATCCAAATAGAGAGGTTGACTGACCTTTTAACGATCGTTCCAAAGCTTAAAGCTGATATTGACATAGCTCACGAGAAAATCCGTGATCTCCAAAATAGTTTATGAAAATGATGTAGAAAGTCTAATTCTAGATGGAATCTCTCAATTATTAGATAATGGTCATAATAGAAATAGAAACTATAAAAAAGAACCCTTAAGTCCTAAAGAAAAAGCCTGGATAATCACAAATCTCTATGAAGAATTAAGAGATCCTGAAATTCCTGCGGGTCTTATATTTTTATATGGACAGATCTTAGATTTTGTAAAAGATAGTATTGTTTACAACTAACAGGAGAAAAATACATGGCTAAACATATCAGATCCATTCAAGAAATAAATCAAGACTATTTTCAAACCGCAGCTGTTTTAGGTGATCTTGTCTGGAAAGTCTCAAAATTCACCGGAGAAAACTTGGAAGGTGGTCAAATTGGAGATCTAAAAAGAAAACTTAGAACTATTGATAACGAAATGGACGAAGTTCAAAAAGAAAAAGCTAAAGAAGATCAAAAAAAAGCAGCTTCTAAAAACGGTGGAATCCCTGGCCTTGCTCCTAAGCCCAGTGAATCTAATCAAGAAACAGCTCAACAATGATAAGGCCAATATTTGAAATAGAAGAGTCATACTTGCCCTGTACCATGCAACAGTTTGAAAGTCTAACTAATGAAATGCTCTTAGAAGTAAATAAAGTTACTGATCCTCATGCGCTTAATGGTGACTACATGGCTCAAGTTGTAATGGGGGTGCTTCATGGGATGGATAAAAAACTAGGAACAGTTAAAAAGTCTGAGCTCTTTGAAGGTTGTATTAGAATGGTATCAAATCATGTAACCTTTCATGCAGTAAAAGCTATCGAAGAAAGATTAAAGGCAGAACAACAAAAAAATAATCCCCAACCTTTAGCGGCAGTCCCTGACGAAGTTGTCGAGAACTAAATGTCAGCATTTTCAGATAAATGAAAACTGTGAAAGCTGTCAAAAGATCAAAGCCCAGTGGTATAAAAAACTCAAAGGCTTCGAAGATATTGAATCCTCAAATGGGAATTATCTTAACAAGTATGCAGGGACTGCACAACTTCATGAAAATGCTTTCATCCAGTTACCCGAAGAAGAAATGCAAAGCATCTGGCCGGAAGCGAAGTTTAAAAAAGAAGAAGAGTTCTTAAATCATCCAGACTTTGGTGCTATTTGTGAGAGTATTTTCAAACATAAAAATAATGCCATTAGTGCAAAACTTATGGTTAATATCTGGACTTCTCATTGTGAAGGTTTATCTAATAGAGAAATAGGCACGCAATATAACATATTTTATGTAACGATATTTAGAGCAATCAGAAGAATAGAAGAGCTAATGAAGATTATGGATATAGAACAACCAAATGAAAAGCATGTAATCATAAGAAACTATAAAGAAGATTCTGATGCTCCATTTCTATTTGCGACCTGGAGAAAATCTATTTGGTTTGAAAATAAAAACAATACTGACTCAATAGATCCAATATTTTTTAGACTAAAAACAAAACAAATAAAATTAATCTTAGAAAATCCTCATTGCAATGTGAAAATAGCTTGTCTAAATGATGATCATGATCAAATTGTTGGATATTCAGTGATGATTGGATCAGAAATAAAATTTGTTTATGTAAAGATAGAATACCGAAAACAAGGAATTGCGAAATTACTAACTAGAGGTTTTATTTTCGTATCAAAACCTGAAACTAAAATCGGCGCCTCTATTGTTAGAAATCATAAATTAAGAATTCAAGGAGAAGAAGATGAAAGCAGAAGGACAATATCAGAACATAGAGACAGATCGAAAAAAGAAGCATAAATCAGATCTAGAAGACAAATGGGAAAAAGGAACACCAGTCTATTATGCAAGATTTCATCAACCAGTTCCTCCCGCTATAGATAAAGAACCAGTCTCTGAGTTTAAACTTCAATCGGCTCAAAAGAAATACTTAGTCGAAGGACTTAGATGGTCCTGGGGAGATGGACTTATATTTAAAGCCTTTGGTGAGATAGATTTTTGCCCCGAAGCCAATGTCCAATATGTAAGGTTTACAATATGATAAATAGAATAACGCACCATAGTAAAGAATCAGATAAATAACATGGCGTTCCAACCAGGGAATAGACTTGGAGGTAGACCAAAAGGAGCAAGAAATAAGAGATCCTTACAAGTGGAGATCATTGCTCAAAAGTTTACTGATCCATTTAAACTACTTATGCTCTTTGCCGAAGGTGACTGGAAAGCCTTAGGCTATGACTCTGAAGTCTATGTTAAAGAAGACGCTAAAGGTTCAACGACCATTGGATATACAATAACCCCAGAGATGAGACTTGCTGCTACTAAAGAAGCTTGTCAGTATTTATACCCTAAAAGGAAAGAAGAAGATGAAGAAGAACCATTTGAAGTCCAAAGCATCGAAGACAAAAAGAAACTACTCGAAGAAGCCCAAAAGCAAATTGAAAAGCTTAAAGAAGAAATTGAATCAGGCGGAGAAAAACCTACTCAAATATCTTAAATTAAATGAATGACTACTCAGCTCTAAAATATCTATTAAAGCATAAAGAATTTGATACCAATGAATTGTTTGATCCTAGATTTCCAGAGCAAAAGATATTCTGTGATGATCCAGCAAAACATAAAGCCCTTCATTGTACTAGACGAGCTGCAAAGTCTTATACTGCTGGGCTTTATATGGTTGAAACTTGTCTAAAATATCCTGATAGCAATTGTTTATTCATAGGACTAACAAGACAATCAGCTTTAGACATAATCGATAAAGATATTCTTCAGGTGATCAATAGAAAACATTCCCTAGGGATGGAGCTCAATAAAGCTTCTCTTACCTACACGTTCCCCAATGGATCAATCATAAGAGTCGGCGGCGTTGATACTTCTGAAGATGAGATGAACAAACTCTTTGGTAAGAAATATAAACTAGTCTGTGTTGATGAAGGATCTCTCTATACGGTAAATATGAGACATCTTATCTATGATGTTCTAGGTCCAGCAATGGCTGATGAAGAAGGAACTATTTGTTTCTTTGGAACATCCTCAAATATGACTCAAGGTCTATTCTTTGACATAACATTTGCTTTAGGTAAAACCATGGAAGCCGGATGGTCTGTTCATAGATGGTCAGCTCATCAGAATCCTTTTATAAACTGGCAAAAGCAATTAGACGAGATAGCTAAAAACCGTCCACTTTATATGGAAACTCCGCAGTTCAGACAATGGTATTTGAATGAGTGGGTGATCGAGACAGACAAATTAGTCTACAAGTTTCATCCGGACAAAAACTTATTTCGAGATTTGCCTTACCCACAATCCAAAGGATGGAGTTATGTACTTTCGTGTGACTTGGGTTGGGAAGATGATACAGCAATAGTTCTATCAGCCTATCACGAAAACGATCCATGCTTTTATGTGCTAAAAACATTCGCGCAAAAACATATGACATTCGATATGGTAGAAAGAAAATTATTAGAATTCCTAAGCGATAAAAGATACCCATGCAATTCAGTTATCATAGACGGCGCTAACAAACAAGGCGTCGAGACTATGACTATGAGATCAAACATCTTATTTGAATACGCAGATAAACTAGGGAAGTCAGATCATATAGAGATAATGAATGGTGATCTTATTCAGGGGAAAGTTAAGATTCATCAAGATGAGCATGATCTAATAGACGAGATGATGGCCTTAGTCTGGCAAACAGCAGGAGATAAGATCAAATACCCTAGAAAAGAACATCCAAGTCTACCTAATCATAGATGCGATGCTCTTCTTTATGGTTGGTTCAATGGATGGCACTTCTTATCAACCCCTGCCAAGAAAGCGACTATTCCTGGAACTGTCGAATACATCAAAGAGCAAGAAGATCTTCATAAAGAAGCCATCATGGAACGTATCAAACGAGAACAAGCCCTAAAAGAGGGTGGTCATAATGGTTGGATCAAAGACGCATCTGGCCAAGATCCATGGCATAGATGGGAAGATTAATGTGAAACATTTCAACATAATCGATGAGCAATCTTCCGTTTCAAAAAAAGAAGGTCTGGCCAAAAGAACGTAAGTTAGCAGGCGTATCTAAATACGGCTATTCAGAAGACGATGAACTGGTTGAGCAAGCCTCAAACGAGTTTATGCAAGCAATCGAATCAAAAGATCATAAGAAATTAGCTGAAGCAATTAAGGCACTTATTCATTGTGTCATGGCTAAAGAACAAGGACAAGACAATGAAATTGATGAAAAACCCGTCTCCTAAGTCATGTGAATGCCAAGGTAAAGGCTGCGCCAAATGTATGGATGATGGCGGGTCTGTATCAGGAGCTCAGTCAGCTCAAGATTCTATGAGACAAGCGTTTCATTTCAAATTAGGTGGAAGAGTCGGCGCCAAATCTAGTGACGTACTTGAAACAACCAAAGGCTCATTCCCTGGAAGTTCAGGAGTGTATTCGCAAGGAGCTTTAGCTAGAAGCGGTAAAAAACATACAGATATCGGAAATGAACACGGGGATTCGACTCATAAAGAAATGGGTCGCGAAGGAACCAGAGAAGCAAAAGAAGTTGCTGCCCATAAAGCTTATGAAATATCTCAGCAAAATCCAAAACTCAAAGGCCTAGCTCATGGTGGAGAAGTAGATCCCGACTCAGAAGTTCATGAAATGGTTGGCCCTGAAATGATGGACGCTATTCACTCTAAAGATCATAAAAAACTAATGGGTTGTATCGAAGCCATGGTGCTTCATCACATGAATAAGAAGGAAGACTAATATGATGGATCCAAAAGGCTTAAGCAAAATGATTAGAGATAAGAAAAAAAATAAACTCAAACCCGATATGGACTATGCCGGTCAAGATGCAGTGGATCCTAATACTGCATGGGATGCAAAAATGGCCGCTGAAATAAATGACGATATCGATTCACCAGATCATGAACCAGCAACAGATGCTGAGATGGGTGAAAACGAATCAAGTCAAAATACAGCTTCACTAAAGAAATCTAGTGCTCGTATTAAAAAATACATGGAAAGCATGTAATTGAATCTTCAAGAAACACTTGCTCTTATTGAAACGCTTAAAGCCAATGGCGTAACTAGATTTAAGTCTCAAGAACATGAGATTGATCTTGTCTGGGGCCCTGCTCAGCCTAAAAAAGTTGATATTCCACAAACTTCACATGATCCAAAAGTTGTAGCTGAAGCTAATGAAAAGCTTAAGACTATGATCAATACAATAAACATGAGTCCTGAAGAATTGGCGAACAAGATGTTCCCTGATGGAGCCCTCTAATGGCATGGACAGTTGAACCAATCGAAGTCATCAAGGTAAAGGATAAGATTGTCGATGGCAGAGATAAGAAACAAACTAAAAAAGAAGATAACTATTATCAATGGTGGTTGGCACAAAATGATCTCGAGCTTCAAGCTCAGTTATTGTCAACAACGGCGTTTCTTAAAAACTTTCATTCAGCAAGAATTAGGCAAGCCTCTCTCTATTCTAGACTGTTTTCTGGGAAGCCTCTTTATAACTACCTGGCATCAACATCTACTCTCGACAATAGCCAGCAAATGCCTATGGGCCGTCCTACTGCTAATGTGGTCTACTCGTGTATTGATACTATTACTTCTACAATGACCCAAGACAACCCAATGCCTGTCTGGATTCCTGATGCAAGTAGATATCGTGAGAGATTAATTGCAGAACAAGTCAATAATTTCATCCAAGGTGAGTTTTATAGATTAAAAGCCTATGATTTGGGAGCTGAAGCATTTAGAGATTCAGGCATTCTAGGTAATGGCTTTACTAAGATTGTAGAAAAAAACAAACGTGTAGCCTATGAAAGAACTCTTGAAACTGAATTATTGGTTGATTTTAATGATGCTTATTACCGTAATCCTCGCGGTCTTATTCATACTAAACTCTGTGATAGGGGTGTATTAGCCACAGAGATGCCAAAAGGAGCAGATAAGATCTACGCTTCTCAAGGTGGAACAGTCGATAGCTCGCCTCAATCCACAGATACAATCTCAGATCAAATTATAGTTAGCGAAGGATGGCATCTTCCCTCTGGTGAGGCAGCCAAGGATGGTAGGCATTCAATCGTTTGTTCTGAAGGCATTCTTTTAGATGAAGTCTGGGAGTTTGATTACTTCCCTTTTGAAAAGCTAGACTACAATGCCAATACCGTTGGCTACTTTTCACAAGGTCTAGCTGAGATTTTATTTCCCACTCAAATGGAAATCTATAAAATGCTAATCATAGCATCTCAGAGTATTGAGATGACAGGTGTTCCTAAGATTATCATCTCAGAACTCTCAAAAGTCTTAGAGACAGCTTTCAATAATAATATCTCAAGCATTATAAAAGTTAAAACAATGGCTGAATCTCCTCAGTTTATTAACGCAACTTCAAACAATGCTGAGATCTATGAATATATCAAATGGCTTATTGAAAATGCATATCAGATCTCTGGCATATCTAATTTATCGGCCACCGGTTCTAAACCTGCTGGATTGAATAGTGGTGAAGCTCAGCGCGAATACATGAACATTCAATCTAATCGCTTCTCTGCTATGCAAAAACGTTATCAAAACTATTATCCAGGATTAGCTTCTAAGACTTTAGATAAAGCGCGCCAGCTTCATGAGAAATATGGCGAGTATGGAACTATCTATGCTGGACCCCAGGGAACTAGAGAAATAGACTTTGGAGAACTTAAACTTCTTAAAAACACAAATGTCATTAGATGCTATGAAGAATCAAGCCTTCCTAAGGATCCTGTTGGTAGACAATCAAAACTTAGTGAAATGCTTGCAGCTGGTGAGATCACTAATCAAGAATTTAGAAGACTTTCAAGACTTCCAGATCTTGAACAATCAGACCAATTAGCAGTCGCGTTAGAAGAACGTATTTTACATGATCTTGATCAAATAGTTGAAGAAGGTAAAAAAGGCTATACAGAACCTGATGAATTTATCTTAGATCCAACTGATCTTGCGACAACTCTTACAGTTCAAACTTACAATAAATATGTCGTAACTGACATGGAAGAAGAAAAGCTTCAGCTTATCCAAGACTATTTCAATGCCATTCAAAACTTAAAAGCTAAAGCTATGCCACCACCAGTTCAGCCGGCACAAGCTCCACAAGGACAAGGACCAGCGGTAGCTCCTCCAGCTCAAAGCATAGCTCCAACATCAAACGCACAAGTTTAAGAAGAATAATTATTAACTAACAGGAGAAAAATATATGCCATTCACTACAGAAAGTATGCCTGCTGCGCCTACCGCTAGAATGCTCGAAGGACCAGCCGAGTTTGATTTACCAGTCAAAGAATTTATTGGTTATGATCCAAAAGGAACAACAAGTGTTACAGAATCACCCTTAGCTCAAAAAACAAAACAAATTCAAGAACCAGCCGAAGCTCCAGTCCCTGAAGTTCCTGAAGAATCTGTAACTCTTTCTTCAAAAGTTTCAGCCATCGCGAGACGTGATCAAGCATTAAGACAAAAACAAAAATCAATTGAAGAAAAAGAAAGAACATTTGCTGAAAAAATGGCAGATGCTGAGAAATATCGAAAGCTTACAGAAAAATTAGCCGCCAAAGATTATTCAGCGGTTGATGAATTAGGACTTAATTATGAAGAGATTGTGAAACACGAGCTCAATAAAGAAGCTGCTAAAAACCCAGAAGCTGAAAGGGTGAGGCAACTAGAAGAAAAGCTTACGTCCATTGAAAAGGCCAGAGAAGAAGATCAAGTCAAGGAGTATCAGGCGAATCAAGCGCTTTGGAAAGAAGCCATTGTTAAGGCTGTAACGGATAACGAAGATTTTTCAACAATCAAAGAACTTAATGCTGAGGACATGGTTCTTCAACATATCAATGATTCGTTTGAAGAAGACAATGTTGAACTTACAGTAGAACAAGCGGCAAAAGATATTGAAGATGCTTTGCTTGAAAGAGCAGAGAAATTTGCTTCGGTATCTAAAATTAAGGGGAAAGCTCCGGAGACTAAAGTGTTGGGGGCTCCGAAGACTCAAATCAAAACCATAACACAAAACATGACTACAAGCTCTTTGAAGCCTGTGTCAAAGCCGTTTCACCTCATGTCTGAATCAGAACAAATAGCTGAAGCCTACAGGAGAGTGCAAGCCGCTAAACTACAAAGGTAAACTAAAATGGGAACACCCGCGAATCCAGCGATTGCTTATTCGAATAGTCAGGACAATTTACAAGTCCTCAAACAATTATACTCTGATGACGCATGGGTCATGAAAGATCTGGTCTTTAATAAGAACAGATTTTTGTCCATGGTTGATAAAGATGAAACTGAAATGGGCTTAGGCGGATTAAACTTCCCTATCCCAGTATTGTATGATGTCGGTGGCGGAGGTAGTGCAAACCTTGGTATTGCTCAAACATACCAAACTGCACCTGCAACTGCTTCATTCTTGTTAACGACAGTCAATGTTTACAGAGTCGGTTCCATTCAGAATCAATTCTTAAGGGCTTCTGCACAAAATATCGGTGCATTCATGCCTGCTGCTAAAATGAACGTTAAATCACTTTACATGGGAGCTGCAAATGACATTGCTTTTCAAATGTTTAGTGATGGATCTGGTACCAGAGGTTCTTATGGAGCAAATGGTGGAGCTGGTTCAATTGTCAATGGTGTGATTACCCTTGATAATCTCGGTCAGGTTTATCAATTCTCGATAAACATGGCATTAAACAGCTTCTCAGTTAGCGGTCAAACAGCTACTCAAAGCACTGGTGCTGCTATCGGTTATGTAATTGCTATCGATACTGGACTTGGAACGGTAACTGTAAGTCCAACTCAACAAGGTGCCGCAGGAACTCCTTCTGGATGGTCGACAAGCTTTCCATTCTTGGGACGCGCCGGAGATACGCTATTTAGCACTAACGGTTTAAATAGCGCTAATATGCTATGTATCGCAGGTCTTGGCGCTTGGATTCCTTCAGTGGCTCCGAGTAATTCAGACTCATTTTTCACACAGAACAGATCTGTGTCGCCGACCAAGCTCGCCGGTCTTCGTTTCGTAGGAAGTTCTGAAAGTGTTCAAGATTGTCTAATCGACGCGACTAATCAACTTGCTGCTCAAAGTTCTGAAGCAGGTGATCCTGATGTTATCTTTATCAATCCAGTTTCTTACCAAACTTTGGTAAAAAACCTGACTGGTCAAGGTCAATATCAAATGATCAAAGCCAAAGTGAATGAAGAAGTTGAAATCAGCTTTAAAGCATTAGTACTTCCTACTGCTAATGGTGAGATTTCAATTATTCAAGATCGTAACGAACAAAGCCAAGTTGCTCACATTTTGACGATGAAAACTTGGAAGCTCAGAAGTTTGGGAAAAATTCCTCAGTTCCTTACCTTCCCTGGATTCTACGACATGCTTGGTTTCCCAATTCCTGGGCAAGATGCTGTTGAAATCAGAGTCGGTGGTTACTTGAATCTTTCATGTAACGCTCCTGGTGCAAATGCCGTTGTGAGTTTGCCACAGTAATTACTCTTATTACTTCGGTGATAAGATGCGGACCCTCCCTTAAAAAAGGAGGGTTCTGCTTTTTGGCTGGGTCGGAAGTAATCGAAACTTCGCCTCCTGGTTAACAGCCAGGCGCACGACCTTCATGCTACGACCCAGAATTTGTGAAACAAACCTACATCAATGTAGGGCCTCCTACAAGCGATCAGACTAGTTCCCTGACAATCTGACGCTGCAACTTTCGGGGATAGAGGGCCTATATCATGGCTAATGCATTAGGTAATAGTGGTGGACGTCTTTATTCCTTCGGATCTCAACCCGTACTAATTGATTGTAACTTCATTGTAGATCCCGCCAATGGGAATGGTTATGGAGTCAGGACCTTAAAGGGTCAAGGGGTTCAAGATGTATATATGAACTCAACGGCTTCAATGACAGGAACGGTGACTTCAACTTCTTTTAATATCACAGCAATTGCTGGTGGCACTTCAAGTCTTTTGCCTGGGATGCCAATTCAAGGAACTGGAATTCCAGCAGGAACTACTATCGCAGCGGTTCTTTCAAGTAGTTCTGTTCAGATGAGTGCTGCTGCTACTGGAAGTCATACAAGTGAGACGATTACCTATCAAGCTCCTGGAAGTCCAAATCCAGCGGCAGGATATGCTTTAGTCAGACTTACAAATAATTATAATAGATATTTGGGAGGTTTTTCAGGATTCGCTTCTCCCACTACTGGCAGCACAATCACCATTGATGCGACGGATGCTGCTCTTACCCCTGGAACACCATATATAATCGCATCAGTTGGGGTTGGTCCAAAAGGAGCGGCAACTATTGCTCCAGTGGCAGATGTTTCTGGAAGTCTCGCTAGCACATATTTTATGCTTTATGATTCTTATGGAAATGCTTTCGCCATTTGGTTTAGCGTTTCTGGAGTTGGATCAAGACCTAATCTAGGTCCTGCTGCAGCTTTTGGTCAACGCGGGCTTCAATATGTTCAACAAAGTATTGTCACAAATGATACTGCAGCAACTATTGGCGCAGATCTAGTAACTACAATCTCAAATCTTCCTTCTGGAATCACTGGAACTAATAGTTTCACGGCAAGTGGAACAACTACTGTGACAGTTGTATCAACTTTAAATTCTCCATTAGCTGGAATTCCTCAAGACGGTAATCAAGTTATTGCTGCAAGTAATTCTCAACCAGTTCCAATCTTTTTTACGATCTCTACCGGTTCTGCAACTGCAGGATCCATCTGGACTGATGGTTCTGGAAACTTGTATACGGTATCGACTACTCTTTCGAGCGGAACACTATTAAAAACAACAGGCGTTCAAGATCCAGCGACTGCTGCCGGAACTTTAACTTTCGTATCTGGTACCGGATCAACCACGGCACTTAGTTATTCATCCGCTGTAGCTGGTCTTGCCACTGGATTTACGTTCGCATTAACTGTGAGCGATAGCAATGACAGCGATTGGCATGCTGTTGGCGTGCCCCACGGTGTTACTCCTGCTGTTGGAGTTAGTTTTGTCGCAACAGCCACTGGAGCAGGAGGAAGTACTGGACTTGTGATCGCTGCAGGAGTTTCTGGTATCGTAGTGTTTGAGGTGGTTGGAAATCCAAATTTATCACTTGCTCCACATGCTTCTGGTCCTACTGCTCGTGTTGGTGGTTGGATACTGGTTAAAATGTTAAATGATGCAGACACTGTCGCTGCACCGACTGCTCAATCAACATTAGGAATGTGCTTCTATGTAGATGCTAAGTTTTCACCGTCTAATGTAAATGGTAGATTTGGTTGATGAGGGGAAATTTAATTAAAATCTAGGGGATAAAAAATTATGGCCGTTGTTCAGAACATAATATTGCAGACTGGAAACGGCCAAAATTTTCTCACATGGAATTTAATACCAGGT